ATGAAGCTAGCGACGCTAAGCCTCGTTACCGCACTGACCGCGGCAACACCGGTACTTGCAGAGGAAAGCCCATACTTTGGCGGCGCGACCGTTGGCGTTGTCGCCGCGGCCACCCGCCTCAGCACCTCTCAGACCGATTTTCAGAACTGGTACTTTGCACTCGATGGTGCTCGTCTGGAAGACGACGCAATGATGGGCGGATTCAGTGCCGGCTACGACGTCATCTCGGGCAACCTGCTCGTCGGCGTGGAAGGTGATGTGCTTTTCGGGACGGCCGACAGCACACGCGAAGTCGTGCCTTCGCTCGTGAGCTACGAAATTGGTTCCCGGATCACCAAGCTTGCAACGGCGCGCGCCAAACTGGGGGTCACCTCGGGCCGCATGGCCGGTTATCTGACCGGCGGCCTGGCCATTTCCGACGCTCGCCAGCGCTATTTCGAAACGGACGGCACCGGGCAGAACTTCAGCGGCAAGGGCGACCGCACGGGATGGGTTCTCGGCCTTGGCTTCGACTACGCCATCAGCCCGCGCGCGTCGATCGGTCTGGCGGCGAGCCACGCCGATTTCGGCGCAGTGCATCACCTCCTTCAGGAATCCAACGGGACGCCGAGCAATTGCACCTGGGCGCAAAGTCCTGACGGCCTGTGTCACTGGAACGTGAAGGACCGGCTCGAGAGCGTATCCGTCAAGGTTCGTTATCGGCTTTGATGGCCGGCAGGCCTAGAACGATGAACGCCCGGTAGCGCCGAAGCGCGGCGCTACCGGGCGTTCACATCCCGAAATATGGTGCAGCTGGCTGCGAACTATTCCGCGGCGGGCGAACCTGCCCCGGGTGCGACCGCCGGTACGGCGATCGGAGCGGGCGCTGCGACCGGGGTGTAGGCCAGATCCTCGTCAAGGAAGGCCTTGATCGCCGAGCCGGTCGGGATGCTGGCGCTGGTTCCCGTGGTGAAAAATCCGACCAGAGGAATGGTCGCGACGGCCGCGACGACCCCGGCCGTGCCGGTCACGCCCTTGTCGTCGAAGGTTCCGGTCAGACGAACCTGGCGATCGCCCATTCGCATCGAGAGAATCCGTCCGGCGATATAGCCCGACTTGCCCCACATGCCTTTGTTGCGAACTTCGGTCAGCTCGGCGACCCCGGGCGTGCCCGCCGGAACCACCACCATGCCGTTCTGCATGATGTTGCCGGCAACCTCGATCTGGATGCGCTGACCGACGCGCAACTGCTTCTTCTTCGTGGTCAGATCCTCGCGGGTGATCATCGGTACTTCGGTGCCCGCGCGCAGCACGTTGGCGGTCGTGGCGGGCGCAATAGCGGCAACCATCGGCGCCGCGGCCGGTGCTGACTGCGCCGCCGGCGCAGCATTCTGCGCCGAGAGCGGCGCGGCCATGCAAATCGATGCGAAGAAAATCGCGTACTTCATCAGAACCCCCTATTTGCGAAATCGCTGCCTATGCATGGCGCGAAAATCGCACGAGTCAATTGAAGGAAATACTTGATTTGTTATTACTTACGGGGATTTATCCCCGAATTCAGGCTTCGGTCCCGCCGGCCCATCCGCCCGCGCCTTGTCCCAGGCGGCCTGTTCGCGCAGGTACCAGCGCCGCCAGCCTACGTTCTCGGCGCGGAGGTCGTCGTGTTCGCGGGCGCGGTCGACGAGCCAGCCCCAGGGCACGATGGCCCATTGCCGGTCGGGTGTCCCGTTTCCTGCAGGCAGCTCAGGCTCGGGAGCATCGGGTCCGGTAGGGGCGCCTTCGGGTCCACCGGCGGCGGGGGGAACGCCGGCAGCAGGCTCGGGTCGAATGCAATGCGCGGCTGAGCGTCCCGGCCCGAGCAGCCGCAAAGCATCAGCGCGAGCGCGGTTGTCGCGAACAGCCTGGTCATGTTTCTGCCTTTCCTCGTCGGCGATCGATCGATCGCGCCGTTCGATGTTGCGGGTCCACTGGGCGGCGGCGCGTTGCCATTCGGCCTGCGCCTTGTCCCATGCGGCGTTGGTCTCGGAGACGCCGGCCCTTCGCCCCTCGGCGCGGGCAGCCTTGACTGCATGGCCGTGGTACCAGGTCAGGGCGAGCACCAGCGCGATCAGCGCCAGCGCCCCCCAGACCCGCGCCGGGATCGCGGCCAGCGCCCCGCCCAGGCTCGCCCGCAAGGCAGGACGCAGCACCAGCAGGACGATCGAGCCGATCAGCCCGCCGCCGGTCAGGATGGACAGCAGGGTCAGCATCAGCCCGCCTCCGGGCTTTTGGGTCCGGTCTGGGCGTTCTCCTCGGCCTGGGCGATCTCGTCGGCCTTCTTCCCCGCCGCCTCGGCCGTCGCCCTGGCCCCTTCGCCCGCGCCGCCGATCGTGCCGTCGACCCCGCTGGGCCCCGCCCGCAGCTGGATCCGCGCGTTGGCGAGGACGACCACGACCAGCACCGCCAGGCACAGCGCCAGCGTGCCGATCGCGATGTGGCTGTCGATCGCCAGCGCCCGCACCTGAAGCGTCAGCAGGCCGACGCAGGCGGTCAGCGTGTCGATGTCTCCGGTGCTGGGACTGGCCTTGTCGGCGCCGATCGCGGTCAGGCACCAATCGCGCGCGGCGAGGATCTCGATCAGATGGAGAGACAGCCAGATCAGGAAGGCGCTGGTCACCGCCACGCAGACCAACGCGAAGACGTGGAGCCAGCGGGTCATTCCGGCATCCCCGCGGCGATCCAGCCTGTCACGTCGAAGCTGGGGCAGGCCTTGTTGACACCGGGCCAGTCGCGGTGGCCGAACACCTTCAGGCCGGGATAGCGCTGCTGGTAGGTCCGCACCAGGGTGCGCATCGCGCGCTTCTGGGCCGGGGTCCGCGTGTCCTTGGCCGCCTTCTTGCCGGCGTCCATCCCGCCGATGTAGCAGATCCCGATGTTGCCGGTGTTGTGTCCGCCGGTGTGCGCGCCCTTCTGGTCGTCGGTCAGGGTGCGGTGGGTCGATCCGTCGATCTCGATCACCCAGTGATAGCTGGTCTGGCCGAACTTGTCCCGGTCCCACCGGGTGATCTGTTCATGGCTGACCGCGCGGCCCTCGGGCGTCGCGGCGCAATGGATCGTCAGGTAGCGGATTGGCAGCATGCCCATGGGATCATCCTTCCTTGTCTTCGAACAGGCGGCCGGCGGCGCGGGCGGCCTGTTCGCGGTTGGCTTCGTCGCCGCGCAGCTGGCGCAGGGCGCGCATCTTGGTCAGGAACAGCTCGGCCGCGTGCTCGGCGGCCTCGCGGTCGCCGGTTTCCTCGGCGCGGATCAGGTGGTCGATGTGGAACAGCGCTTCCTCGAAGTGCATCAGCCGCCGCTCGATGTCCTGGAAGGCGGCCATTTCGCCGCGCAGCTGCGCGACTTCCAGCTTGGCCGCGTCAAGGTCCGCGCGAACGACGCGCAACACCTCCTTCATCAGCTCGGTGCCGTGCTCGCCCACCCGCAGCTGGGTCTGTTCGCTGGCGCTGGTGCGATCGTCGCGGGTCTTGCGCGCCTCGATCCAGGCGTTGAACAGCCAGGCGATCGCCGCCCCGGCGGTCACCGCCGCGCCGCTGTTCAGCCAGGCCAGCCACCCCGGCGCACTATCCACGCGCCAGCCCTTCGGCGGTCAGGCGGCGGGCCTCGGCGGCAAGCCGCGCGGCGCCCTCGGGATCGGTCGCGGCCAGATCGGTCAGCGCCAGCGCCAGGTCGGGCCGGTCGAACACCGCGACAAGCCGCCCCAGGTCGCGCGCGCGGGCGCGGCGCTGTCCCCAGGCGAGCAGGCCCAGGCCGATGTTGACCAGCAGCAGGCTGAGCAGGTTGACCCCCACCGGCGCCGCGGTCAGCCACCGCGCCTGGAACACCAGCGTGCCGATCGCGAAGAAGAACACCCCGGCCAGGGCGACGTCGGCCAGCCCGTGGCGCCCCCGCGTCATCGCGGCGAAGCCCGGCCGGCTCCACCACGCCGTCCAGGCGGTCAATCCAAAGCAGGTCAGCCGCAGCAGCAGCATGGCAAGATCGGTCACAGGTCACACCCCATCGTTCGGCCCCCCGGCCTTGGTTAAGCGGCTTTACTTGTTCGAATTTCTGCGGGACTTTATGGCCCATGCAGCGCCTGCCCGGACTTGATGCACTTCGCGGAATCGCGGCGCTGGTGGTGGTGATCGGACACTCGCTACTTCTGCCGACCGGGGCCGAGCCGGGCAGATCGTGGATTGCTGTCGATGTGTTCTTTGCCTTGTCAGGCTACGTCATGGCGCGGACCTATGAGGCCCGCATGGCTGACAATCAGGTCCGGTTCCTGAAAGTCCGCTTACTTCGTCTCTATCCCTTGGTGGGGCTTGGCGCTGTGCTGGGCTACCTCGTCAGCCCCGATACCCTCTGGCTGCTCGGTCTTGCCCTGATCTGGCTACCGCAGCCGGTTCCAGGCATCTCGGCCTTTCCCCTGAACGTCCCGCAATGGTCGGTCGTGATCGAATTGCTGGCCAATGTAGCGCACACGATGATTGCCCGGCTTGGCGCGGCCGCTCTAATCGGCATCGCCGTGATCTGCTACGCCTCGGTCCTGGCCCTGTCGCCCACCTGGCACAGTGGATCGGTAACCGAGTCGATGCCCTTTGCGGTTCCCCGTGCGCTTTCGACCTATTGCCTCGGCATCGTAGCGTGGCGAGTGCTCAAGGACCGTCCCGTTCTGCCTTTCTGGCCGATTTTTCTGTTACCCGCCGTAATCTGGCTGTCCCCGCCCGATTGGTCAGTCGCCCCGATCGGTATCTTTCTGGTTCTCTGCGGCCTGTCGGAGCCGCCCGCGATGCTCGCGCCGATGCTGCAAAAGCTGGGTGAGTGGTCGTTCCCGCTCTACGCCGTTCACTGGCCAGTGCTGATCGCATTGATGGCGCAGAGAGGGCAACCGGGGTGGCTGGCCATTATTGCGGCAGTTTGTGTAGCTGCTTTGGTGGACTTAGCTTTCCGCGTAGTAAAAACAGTCAGCACGAAGCGCGCCGGCACCGTAATCATTGAAACTGCCAACTGACAAACCGACCTTGTCAGCCGCCGTGGTAAACGCCGTCGTCTTGGCGACGGTTGCGTAAGTATCCCAGGTCGCACCGTCGTCTAGACTGTATCCCAGCGCGTAATTGGTGCCGTCATAGACCACTCGGAAAAGGATCGGAAAGCGGCCCTTTGCCAGCAGAACATCGGTTCCGATTCCCGTGGCTGACGAATTCAGGCTAGTGAACCGCTGCGCCTCAACGCGGGGGGTTTGATTGTAGCTATCGTGGACAATGTGCATGTGTTTGCCCGTCCCCGACTCATATAGGCCAAGCCCGATTTTGAAGTATCGGTTGGATATCTCCTGCTCCCTGGCGTTGGGGAGAATCCCCATAACCACGGTCCAGGATGATCCGCCTGGCACGGCCTTGCCGCTGAAATAGACACGCTCGCCGCTGAAGGTTCCAGTATCGGTTCGCCGTATCGAATAGAACTTCGTGCCAGAGGTGATTGTCCCTCCTGCGCCGGTTCCTGCAGCCTGATACGTGAACTGCGCCGACGTGGGGGGAGATATCGTCGCGAATCCGCCACCGCCGCCCCCGCCCCCAGTCGCATCAATCGTGATCGTGTCTCCCGCGTCGTTGGCAGTGATCGTGACATTCGTTCCGGCAACCAGCGCCGCACCGATCACGTCGCGGATGCGCTCCGCTTCGGCGGTAGTGTTGACGCCCAGCAGCGGAGTGCCATCGGTGTAGGTCAACGTTCCATCGACCATCGCGCCGATGGCGTCCTGCGCCTGTTCGTCGGTGTAGGCGCTCAATCCCGCAAACGGGTTGATCCACGCCAGCCCCGTCGAACCGACCGTAATCGGCGCGTTGGTGGTGCAGACCCATAGCGTGTCGGCGTTGGCCGTGCCTTCGGACACCCAGACCGCGGCGTTGACCAGTTCGGCGCCGGTATCGGCATCGGCGGCGCGGGTCGGCGCCCCCGAAGCGGCAACCACATAGACGCCGTTTTCCGAGGCGGACGACTGGTTCTTCAGGAGCACCCGATCGCCGGTGGCCAGCGTCACTCCGTCGAGCGTGTCGCCGTTTTCGACCCCGGTCGCCAGCGTGACGTTGGCGGTCGAGGCGGCGCGGACGGCGGCCTTGCCGTTCGCGGTCAGCCCGGCGATCAGCGCATCGACCTGCGCCTTCGAATAGACGTCGAGATTGGTCCGCGCGCCGCCTTGGGTCGTGGCCCCAGTTCCGCCATTGGCAATGGCCAGCGGCGTGCCGGACCAATCGTCGTTGTTGATCGTGTCGCCAAGCGCAGACACGCCCAGCGCGATCTTGAGCTGCGCGACCAGGATGCGCTTGTTGCGCGCAAGCCCCGTTTCGCTGGCGTCGATGATCGGCAGGAAATCGGCGGCAGCATCCACCGCTGCGCCCAGCAGCGCGTCAAAATCGGTCGTCTTTGTCATTGCTTACCCCAAGCCGATCGGCGTCAGATCGTCTTCCATCCGCCACGAGGTGGTCCCGTCTTCCAGATGGAGCACGAAGGTGTCCTGGATGAAGGCGGCCGTGCGCGGGCGCGAGCGGCCGTAGTCGGTGTTGACCTGGTAGACCCGCACCACGATCGCATCGCCATCGGTCACGCCGTCTGCCACCTGGTCGGCCGTTTCATAGACATAGGCCGGGCTGCCGACCGTTTCGGTGCGGACCAGCGCGGCGTTGCGGTACAGTTCGACGTCCCAGGTTTCGGGCGCGTCGGTGTGCAGATCGCCGTCGAAGAAGCGCGCGCGGCGGGTCCATTCCAGTTCGAGGTCGCTGCCCACGAACGCGCCGGTCAGCCCGACCGGGGAGAACGGGCGCTTGATCTCGCCGGTGTTGGAGAAGGTCACCGTGGCGGCGTCGTTTGCGTCCTGGTGCAGCGTCACCCCGCGCAGGGTCAGGCCATCGCCCCACCCGCTGCCATCGACGGCCGGGACGTGGTAGATCCCGCCTTCGCCCAGCAGCACGAAGCTGTCGCCCGCCGCGTGCCCGCCGATCGCGTGATCGGTGCCGCGCTGGCCGCGCCGCAGGTCGGTCAATTCCCAGGTGGTCGGGCCGGTCTGGGTCGCGGTCTTGAACTGCACATATTCGCCGCGCCCGGCCTGCCCGACGAAGGCGAAGTTGCGCCACGCGTCGAGCTGCGCGTCGGTGACGCTTTGCAGCGCCATCTGGTCGTGGAGCAGTTCCACCGTCAGCACGCTGGCAGTGTCGAGGCTGTCGTCGAGCCCGGTGGTCGTGCCGGCGGTCAGCGTGCCGACCACGTCGCCCATCACCGCCGCCGCGGTATGGTCGAGCAGCGTGGCATAGGTCACGCCGTCGCCCGACACCTCGACCCGGCCACGGCTCCAGTAGGGCCGTGTCGCCCCCATCGCGACATAGAACCCGAAGGTGTCGTGCCCGTCGGACTGCATCGGCATGTCCATCGGCACCACCACCGTGCCGGCCAGCAGGGTGCTTTCGCTGCCGGGCAGCGGCGCGGGCGCGCCCGAGACCGTCCCCTGATAGGTGATGCTTTCGTCGGACAGCGCCTCGACCTCGATCACCCCGTTGGCGCCGCGCAGCTTGCGGGTGACGCGGAAAGGCAGGCGATCCTGCTCGATCGGCAGGGTGTAGATGCGTCCGGGCTCGATTCCGATCCAGGCGTCGGTCAGGCTGAACTGCGCCTGGGTGCGGCCCAGCCACGCATCCCAGTGCGCGGTGGCGGCGGCGGTCGCGCCTTCGTCTGCGGTCAGGGTCAGCTGCAGGGTCAGCGCGATGTTGCTCTTGGCATCGCCTTCACTGCGCCGCGACGATGCCGTGTTGGCCTGGTAGTCGCGCGCCGGATCGAGGAAGGTGATGCTGGTTTCCTGCGGCAGGCCGACATCGTACTGGCGGGTGAAGGAAACCCTGGGCGGCGGGCTGTTGCCGTATTCGTGGGCGCCAAGATCGTCCGCCGGGATGCTGGCGCGCATGCCCTGGTTGCGCTTGTAGAACCGAACCTGCCCCGCCGTTTCGGCCGCGTCGAAGCGGTAGACCGGCAGCAGCGGCTTGATCGCGTCCCAGCACGCGGTTTCGGCCGTGATCGCATAGCCGCGCAGGACGATGCCCGACAATTCGGTGCTGGACAGGTCATAGGCGGCCGCGATCCCGCTTTCGGCGCAGATCGATCCGACCACGTCGGCCAGCGTGTGCGCGGTGCGCGCCTGGATCAGCCCTTCGATCAGCGGCACCGAATTGCCGAAGGTTTCCAGCTGCAGGTCTTCCAGAACCACATAGGCGCGGTGGCGATAGGCGGTCACCTCGTCCACCGCGGCGGCCAGCACCGGATCGATGCCCTGTTCGCTGCCGCCGCCATAGACCCGGACCGACTTCACATAGCGGTTCTGCGGGAAGACGATCGACAGCACGTTGCCTTGGCTGTCCAGCGTGGTCGTGCCCGCCAGTTCGGCCGCGTCGAAGATCGTCCGGCCGGCACCGATCAGCCTGTTCAGCGCCTCGATCGGTTCGTCGCGCGAGCGGTCGGCCAGCAGCAGGGCCAGGCTGACCGAATAGGTGTAGTATTTCTGGTCCGGGGCCGCCGCGCCGAACAGCCCGCCGACCACCGCGCCGATCGCCGCGCCGATCGGCCCGCCGATCAGGAAGCCCTGCGCCGCGCCCGAAATGGCGCCGACCACTTCGGAATAGTCCTCGACCGTGTGTTCGGTTTCCTTGAAGTCGGCCTGTGCCAGCACCGGCGGGGCCAAGCGCACCTCGGCGCCGTAGACCCGCGGCATGGCGACGCCGTATTCCCCGCTGCCGGGCGACAGGTCGTCCAGTTTGGGCCCGTCGCGCGCGGTCAGGCGGTTCAGCATGTAGCTGATGCCGACCTGCGCGACGAAGGTGACCGCCTGGGTCAGGAGCTGCCCGGTCACGGCGTCACCGCTTCACGTCGGGCTGGCTGCCGCGCTTGTCGCGCCCGGGCACGTTCGGTTCGCCGCCATAGTTGATTGCGTTGGCCCAGGCGGTGCAGCCGTTGCAGCCCCCGCTGGCGTCCAGCATGTTGGTGCAGCCCGGCACCATCGCATAGCCATCGCCGACTTCGATCTCAAAGGCCAGGCGCGGCCACAGCGCGATGATCCCGCCCGCCAGATGCTCCTTGATCTCGGCCGAAATGCCCGCGTTGGCGCCGCTGGTGAAGGTCACCCGGCCGCGGCTGAAATAGCCCGCCGCCTCGGCCCGCGCGGCGTCGGTGAACCCGCGCTGGCGGTTCGCCGCGGTAACGGTGCCGGTCACGGTCAGGGGGGCAACGTCCTTGCCGCACAGCGCATCGCCGAACTGGTAGCGGCAGTTGGGCTGCAACGTGCGGACCAATGGCGTCTGCGTCAGCCGCGCCCCGTCACCCATGATGTCGACCGAAAAGCCGTTTGCATCGAACGACACCGGTCCGAAGGTGCCCGCCAGGATCGCCTTGCGAAAGCGCGGGCCATCCCAGTTCACCAGGTGCGCCTCGACCCGCGCGCCGTCGTACAGGCCGCGGTGCAGGTCGTCCTGCGAAATGGCGCCCGACGCGATCAGGCCCGACAGCTCGACATTGCCCGCCTGCGACACCTCGGCCAGTTCCTCGCTGGCGCTGGGCTGCAGCGAATTGCACGCGGCATAGGTGTGTCCGGCAAAGTCGAGGTCGCGGTCGAGCGAGGTGAAGCGCAGCACCGCGCCGTCGGTGCGGGTGATCGTCCAGATCTGCGCGCGGCGGGTCAGGCACGGCTGCGCCTTGTGCAGGAACTCGACCCCTGCCTGCGAAATGGCAAAGGCGGGCTGCACCCGGTGGAGGTATTCCACCCCGGCCTCGCTGACCGTCAGCCCGGGCAGGACGCGGTGCAGGTATTCCACCCCGGCCTCGGCCACGCGCACGGCGGGCAGGACGCGGTGCAGCACCTCGACCCCCGCCTCGCTGACCTTGACCGCGGTCATGGCGTCAGGCGGTCCGCTCGATCGCTTCCAGCGCCGCCGTCAGCCCCGCCAGGTCCCACGGCGCGGCGGTATCGGGATCGAACGGCACGTTCTGGTCGTAATAGGCAAAGGCGGTGGTCACCGGCTGATCCTCGACCGCGGCCTTGACGCCGTTCGACACCAGCGACGGCGCGATCAGCGCGGTGCCGGCGTCGTCCTTCATCGCCCGGACCGCCGGGCGCGCGGTCAGCACCTCGACCAGGTTGGCGGGCGGGTTCTGCAGTCCGAAATCGCTCCGCGCGGTGGCGCTGGCGGTCTCGATATAGGTGGCGTCGTCGGGCGGCAGGTCGTCGAGCAGGGCATAGCCCGATGCGCCCGCCGACAGGGTGAAATCGGCCTGGGCGGTGTTGGTGTTGGGCTGAAGCCAGCCCGACTTGCAATCGCCGATGAAGGTGTGGCAGCCCGACCCGTCGTTGACCGTGTCGTTGCAATAGAAGTCCGCCAGGTCGATCGTTGGCGCCGCGCCGTTGAAGCCCGCGCCCCACGACACCTGGCTGAACTCCACGCTGCTCGAGCTGACCGTGTCGATGCCCGTCAGGTTCAGCCGGGTGATCTCGTCCACCCGGATCTCGATCGCGCCGTTCTCGTTCGACGCGCGGGCATAGATCTCGACGTGCTGGTAGGCGCCGGCCCCGATCACCGGCACGGTGCGGGCGATCAGCTGCGACGTGCCATAGGGGCCGCCGGGACGCCGCCGCACCTCGATCGCGCCATCGGTGCCGAGGATGAACGACAATTGCGGGATATTGGCCTGGTCGCGGATGTCGAACGACACGCCGCCCGCCAGCAGCACCTCGCTGCTGCTCGCGCTGGCGCCAATGGCCGGTTCGCGGCTCGGCAGGTCGTGGGCGAACAGGGCAAAGCCGAACAGGACTTCTTCCAGCGGCTCGCCGAACACGCGCCGCGCCTCGCTGGTCGGGATCTGGTCGGTCAGGCGCAGGCAATGGGTGCCGGTGCGCGGGTTGGCGGTGGACAGGTTCCAGTAACCCGAAACCTGCGCCCAGGCCTGCGACGACGATCCGTTCAGCATCAGCGCCTTGTTGCCGCCGTAACGGCCCAAGCCGTCGCACCACCTGTTCGCCATCAGCAAGGCCTCACTTCGATAAGGGACAGACCGGCAAACCCGCCGACGTCGCCGCCGCGCAGGATCGCCTCGAACGCGTCGTCGCCCTCGAACCGGACCTCGACGTCGAACAGGAAGCCGGCGGTGATCGCCGCGCCGTCGGCCGGGGCCACGGCGAACTCGATCACCCCGCCGGGTCGCGACACGGTGTAGTCGCCGGGATCCGCCTCGACCCCGTCCACCGCCACCACCACGCTGGCCAGCACCGGAAGGTGCACCGTGCGCCGGTACGATCCCGAGCCATAGGTATAGAGCTTGCTCAGCCGGAACCGCTCGGCCAGCCCGTCGCCGGTGCCGATCAGCTGGTCGGTCGCGGCAATCCGCGCCAGCACGTCGTCGTCGCTTTCGTTGGGATGCGCCAGGTCGAGGCTCGCCTTGTCGAACGGATCGGCCCACGGCCACGAGAAATAGGGGCCGCGCATGGTCAGCCAGTGCTGGCGCAGCGCCTCGACCACATCGGGATCGCGGCCCTGCGCCTCGGGCAGGCCATAGCGGTGCAGCGGCTGTTCCCATTCCTGGTTGCGCTTCTCTCCCCCGCCCGCAGCCACCTTGATCGACGTGTTGAACCGGGGCGCGGCGGTGCAGGGAAAGCCCGGCACCTTGTCGGGCATGTATTCGTCGACGAACCCGGTCATGGGCCCACCCGCCGCCGCAGGTCGCGGTCGATTTGCCGTTCCGACCGGCGGAAGCTGTCGGCGTTGGGTGTGTTGACGATCATGGTGATGTTCCGCGCTGGCGCGGGCTGCGCCAACATGTCCCGTGTGTCGCTGGCGGTGTGGACGCGCGCTCCGCGCGGGAGGTTCACAAACTCGGGACCGCGCTCGCCGACCAGGGCAAGCCCGCCCGGTGCGAACTGGGTGCCGGTGGCAAAGCCGGGGATTTTCAGCGCACTACCCAGCGCATCGAACGCCTTGTCGAGGATCTTCGACGCAAACTGCGCGGCGATATTGCGCAGTGCATCGCCCAGGCTCTGCGCGCCCAGGATCAGGCCCTTCAGGTTGTCTGCCACGGTGACGAAGGCATCCTGCGCGCTGAGGCCGAACGAACGGATGCCGTCCTTCAGGCCGCTGATCTTCTCGGCCACGCCTCCGCCCAGCTTCTGGCCCAGCGCGTCCAACCCCGCCGCGATCTTGTCGAAATCGATCAGCGGCTTGTCCATTTCCAGCGCATCGGTGATCGCCTGCAGCGGCGCGGCGATGTCGGCCCCCACGCCTTGCAGCGCCAGCGCGAGGCGTGCCTGTTCGGCCAGCTCGGGCGAAATGCCGCCCTTGGCCGGCCCGGCCGCCGCCGCCGCGTCGATCGCCGCGTTGTCGGCCCGGAACGCGTTGAGTGCCGCCATCTGCGGGAACAGCCGATCCAGCAGCGGCTTGATCCTGTCGGCCATGGCCTTGAACGCCTCGGCCGCCTTGGAAGTCGCCTTCTGCGCCGGGGCCACCATCACCGCGTCGAGACGGGCCATTTCGGCGGCAATTCCGTCGACCATGTCGGGCACGTAGCTGTGCCCGACGACGGCATCGTACAGGTTGAAGAACCCGCGCTTGACCGTCTCGATCTTGTCGGTGACGGTCTTCCACACCGCCCCCAACTTGCCCACCAGCCATTCGCGCACGCCGGTCACCAGGCGCGCCATGGCCGCGATCGCCGCCGTTGCCAGTGTCCCGTCGAACAGCACCGCCAGCGCGCGGATCGCCGCCGCGATGGAATTGAAGATCACCCCCAGCCCCGTCGCCGCACCCTTGGCGACGACCAGCAGCGTGCCGCCCATCACCTGGCTGAACACCTTGCCCAGCTGCAGCAGCACCGGCCAGACGGCCTTTATCAGATCGCCCAGCGGACCCTTCCACAGGCCGGAGAATGCCGCGCTGACCGCGCCGATCAGGTTCTGCAGCGGCGGGCCGAGCGTTTCGACGAACACCGTCTTGAGCTGGCCCAGCAGCGGCCCGATCGTGCCCCAGTTGGCATAGATCAGCGCGCCGGCGGCGGCCACGGCGGCAATCGGGATCAGCACCGGGCCCAGCGCCGCGGCAAGTCCGGTGAACCCGGCCGACACCGCCGCCATCATCCCGCCCGACGCCCCGATCGCGGCGATTGCCGCGGTGAACGGCGCGGTGGCCGAAACGATGGCGCCAAGGCCGATCAGCACCGGCCCGGCCACCGCCGCAATCCCGCCCAGCGCGATCACCGCCGTCTGCGCGCCGGGTGACAGGCTGTTGAATGCGCCCAGCACCTTGTCGGCCAGGTCGAGCAGCTTGAGCATCACCGGTTGCAGTTTCTGGCCGACGCTGACCTGCAGTTCCTGCATCGCCGCGCTGGCGGCGCGGGTGCGGTTGGCCAGGCCGTCGCTGGTCCGGGCGACGTCGCCCTGGGCGTTCCTGGTCGCTTCCAGGATGATCTGCGCGCGGGCCATGATCTTGGCCTGTTCGGACAGCGCCCCGCCCGCCCCGACCAGGCCCATTTCCATGGCCTTGGCCTTGACCGCGGCCTCGGTCATGAACACGCCGAAGTCGCGCAGCGGCTCGCTTTCGCCCGACAGGCCCGAGCGCAGCTTGTCGAGCGCGGTCTGCGCATCGACGTTGTAGAAACTCGACAGGTCCTGCGCGAGCACGGAGAAGGTCCGCGACAGGTCGGCCGCCGCCGCCTTGGTCGGCGCAGCCTGGTTGAAGAATATCCCGAAGGTGTTGGCCGCGCGCTGCAGTTCCTGCGTCGAACGACCCATGGCATCGCCGGTCACCCGCGCCCATTCGGTCATCCCCTTGGACATGGTGCCGAAGGTCTGGTCGAACGCGCTCTGCAGTTCGGCCGCGTCGCTTCCGGCCTTGACCGACAGCGCGGCAAAGGCGGTCAGCGGCGCGGTCACCGCCACCGACAGCCGCCCGCCGAGCTGGGCCATGCCTTCGCCGACCTGCTGGATCCGGCGCACCGAATCGCGCATGTCCTTCTCAGCCTTCTTCAGGCCCGAACTGAACGCGCCCGATTCCAGCGCGAGGCTGATCAGCAGGCTGCCGACTTTGGTTGCCACGGTGTGTCCTTCAGGGTTTCTGCCCGGGGGCAGGATTGCGCAGGCGGCGGGTGACCTTGATGTCGAACCCGGCCGCCGCCAGGGCCTCGAACGCGGCGACGCGATCGGCCGAACTGGACGCGGCCGCCCGGGGCCGGGTCATCTGGTCGCGCCAGCGGTCGAAGCGATCGGGGATCTTGGCCTTCTTCCAGTCGATCTGGCTAAGCAGGCCGCTGAAATAGGCGGTCATCAGCGACAGGTCGCGCCGCGCCTCGAACTCGGCCCGGACCGCGCGCTGGCGCCCGGCCATGGCGGCGTTGAAGGTGGGGACGGTCTGTTCCCAGAAACTGTCCGGGTCCAGCCCCGCCTCGCACCAGTGCGACAGCAGGGTCAGCAGCGAAGGAGAGCCTACCTGGCCTTCTTCGCTGCTTTTGCTTCCCCCGCGGCGGCATCGTCCGCCTTGTCGTGCTCGCCCTTGCCGAACGCGGCGCTGACGCCCTCCATCACCGCCCGGGTGACCTCGACCACCCCGATCGCGTCGATCAGGTCGTCGCTGCCGTCGCGGGTGATCAGCAGGCTCGGCTGCAGCGCCGCCCAGAAGATCGCCGACAGTTCATCGAAGCCGATGTTGCCCTCGGCCATCGCGCTGGTCAGCGAACGGCCCAGCTCGCGCTCGGCCTTGCGCAGCGTGCCGAACTTGAACACCAGCTTGAGCGGGCCGTGATCACCCGCATCGAGCACGACGGTGTGCGCCGCGCTCATCAGGCCGACGCCGCATAGGTCGGCGAGCCGCTGACCTTGATCGTCAGGGTGGCCGTGCGCATCTCGCCCGGCGTCATCGGGTTCGGCTTGTAGCCGATCACCAGGCCGGTCCCGTCAATGTCCTGCACCGCCTCGCCGTCGAAGTCCGGCTCGACGATCTTGAAGGCGCGCTTCTGGGTCAGCTGCGCGCGGCACAGCAGGTCGGTGGGCGAGCGCGGGACATAGTTCATGACCACGTCGAACTCGCTGCCTTCCTTCAGCGTCGCCAGGAATTCCTTGAACTTGTCGGGCGACTTGAGATGGGTGGAATCCACGAAGTCGACGGTGACCTCGGGCGTTCCGACTTCGCTGACGCCGACCAACTCGGTCAGCGCGGTGCCGTTGTGGAGGTGGAACTCACCGCCCCAACCGGTCGATTCATCGGCCATTTCGTCTTCCTTTCGTCAATCGTGCCAAATCAGTGCATCGAAGCTGTCCCGGTGCACGAAGCCGGTCTCGGTTTTCTCGCTCAGGTCGCGGACCGGGCCGAACTGGCTGCGCCCGAACCGGACGCCGCCGCTCACGAACGGCCCCGCCAGCGCCGCGATCGCCGCCTCGCGCAGCGCCTTCACCGCGCCGCGGGTCGCGCCGTCGTCGCGGCAGTCCACCTGCACCCGGCTTTCGCGGTTGCCCTGGAAACCCTTCAGGGTCTGCGGCCGCGGATCGCTGACCACGGTCAGCACCAGCGACGGATAGGGCGCGCCCTGCGGCCGCTCGGTCCAGAACACCGCAGGATCCCCGTCGAAGCTGCCCAGCAAGGCCGCGCAGCCGGCATCGTCCAGCAGCCGCTGGCGCAGGGCCTGTTCCCAGTCCACCGCCTCAGCCCGCCCGCGCCCGCCGCTTGGCCAGGCGCGCCGCCGCCTTTTCGTATTCCGGCCCGATGGTCGTGCCGGTGCGCCGGATCACCGTTTCCGCCGTGGCATCGAAGCCGGGCCGGAAGAAAGGATTGGCCGCCATTTTCTCGGTCCCGAACTCCTGCATCGGACCATAGCCGCTGACGCCAAGGTCCTTGACCGCGTCCTTGCGCTTGCCGCCGGCGCGCTGGCGCGGCACCGTCGTGGTCGGCTTGACCGACCCGTCGATCCCTATCACCACCTCGGCCACGTCATTCCTGCGGTTGCGGTTGCTGGCCTGCGCCTTGACCGACGCCGCCAGGTTCATTTCGTCTTTCGGCGCAAGGCCCTTGATCGCCTCGACCATCGGTTCGGCCGCGGTCAGCAGCGCCCGCTGCCCGACCCGCCGGGCCGTGCTCGGGCTGCCCAGCTCGAACAGCAGCTTTTCGAGGTCGGCCAGCCCTTCGACCTTGACCAGGCCGCTCATGGCGCGGTCCACGGCTCGAGATCGTCCACATCGGGAACCGCGCCGCCGTCGCCTGCAACGATCCGCAGTTCGATCCCTTCGCGGTTGCCGACTTCCATCGGCGTCGCGGCAATTTCGTACAATCGCCCGCCCTCGACCACCGCGTCGGTCTCGGCGATGGTGCGCGTCACGCTGTCGTGCCGCAGCCAGCAGGTCAATTCGGCCTTGCCCTCGGTCCCGGCCGCTTCGTAGACTTCGTTGCGCCGCGCCGGCTTGATCGAGGCGTCGCGCGCGCACAGCACCTGCCAGGCTCCCGGCACCTTGCCGTAACCATCGTCGCTGCCCGCCCCGCGGCGCAGGATCGTCACCCGGCGGTTGAGCCGCCCGGCGCGCACCGCGCCCACCATCAGGCGCAGATCCACAGCGTGCGATAGGGCGAAAGGCTGTCGATCACCGCTCCGCTCAGTGCCGGCATGCCCCGGTTGTCGAAGGCGTCGCGCACCATCGCGCAGATCGCCAGCTGCAGCGGTTCAGGCACCGCGGCATAGCCGGTGGTATAGGTCACGCGCACCGGTCCCGGCGTGGTTGCCAGCGCCGGCCACGACTGGCCATCGTCCAGCACCACCCGCGCCGGATCGCCAACCAGGTCGAGCGACCACACCGTGTCGGTCAGGTCGATCGCATCGCCGCCGTCCGCCGGATCGTATTCGATCCCCGTCACGGCCAGCACCGGCCCGCGCGAAAGCTCGATCGGGCAATCGAACCCCGCCAGCGTCAGCTGCCAGGTCTGCTCGCCCAGCGACCGCCCGGTCCATTCCTCGACCAGCTTGACCGCCGCCTTCGCCAGCAGCGTGAACAGCGCATCCTTGTCGCTGTCCTCATAGCCGCTGAACTGCTTGATCACGTCCAGCGCCACCGGAAGCCCGGTCGCAGCAGTGATCAGCGTCGGATTGGTCACCGGCAGCGCCCCGTTCGTCGGTCAGGAATTGATGGGGTGCCGCTCCCCGTGCGGTGAAGCGGCACCCCTGCGACCCGATCAGTCCTGATCGGCGAGGTTCTTCGCGACGGCCTCTTCCGGCGAGAGCGTCGGATCGTTGAAGTCGATCTGGTTGCTCTGCGCCGGAACGCCGTCGCGCGGATTGGCGTCGACCGCCGGGTGATCGATCACGCTGGCCTCGGCCAGGTCCTTCTCGATCAACGCGCCGCTGGCAGCGGTTTCGGTGGCCGGCTTCAAGGCCGAGCCGGCCTTCTTGGCGACGGTCGTGGCCGCGCCGGATGTCTTCTTGGCAGTCATGGTCTGTCCTTTCGTTGAACGCTCCCGCCCTACGCGTCGCCCGGCGCACCGGGGGACGCGTAGGGCGGGGCCGCGTGGGCGGCCCCGCCTGTCGGTCCTCACGCCGAAGCGTCAGGCCATCTTGAGCGCCTTCATGTATTCGGGGTTCTGCACCCCGCCGCCGACCCGCTTCGTGGTGTAGAAGTGGACGTAGGGCTTGTTGGTGAAGGGATCGCGCAGCACGCGGGTGCCCAGACGATCGACCACCAGGTACGTCTGTTCCATATTGCCGAACAGAACCGTGACGTTGCCGGTGGCCAGCGTCGGCATTCCCGGGACTTCGACCACCGGGTAACCCAGGAGGGTAGCCGGTTCGCCAGCGGCATAATTCGGCTGCCACAGATAGTTGTCGTTGGCATCCTTCAGCTTGCGCAGGGCGAACAGCGTCGACCGGTTCATGTAGAACTTGGCGTTGGCTTCGCGTTCGCTCGGCAGCGAACCGACCAGCGACAGCAGTTCGTCCGGGTCGATCGCGGCCACGGCGGCGGCCGTCGTTGCGGTGATCGCACCCCACGGATGGCGGGCAGCATTGGCGGCGCCGGTGACATAGGTCAGGATGCCATAGGGCTTGTTCGTGCCGTTGCCCGACAGGAACGCCGTGTTCTCCTGGATGGCGAACTCGCCGTCGACTTCGCTGGTCAGCCACTGTTCGAGATCGAACCCGGCATCGTCCAGCATGCGCTGCGTCACCGCCGGGTTGGCATAGATCTCGCCCGGCTCGAAGGTCAGCGTGGTCAGGCCCGGCGTGGTCGTTTCCGGCCGCGCCGCGGTTTCCCCGACCCAGCCCGAGCCGATCACGCCGTCGTTGAACACGCGGATGAAGCCGCGGTCGCCGATGGTCACGACCTGGGCGTTCTCGCGGATCGGGCTGCGCTGCTTCAGCTTGTTGTTGATCGTCCGGTCCCATTCGATCGGGATCATGTAACCACCGGCCGAATCGGTGCCTTCCGACATCGCCGCCTGCACCGTCGGGACGGTGCCCGACCGGATATAGGCCTTGATCTGGGCATCGTGCTCGGGATCGGCCGGGCCGCCAGTGCCGCCCAGCGTGGCGGCAGCCAGCTTGCGCTGCGCTTCCTCGATCGCCGTGGTCAGGTCGCTCATGTCGGCATTCAGCTTGTCGAGCTTCGCCTGGACGACGGCGTCATCGGCCTTCTTACCCAGGTTGGCTTCGACGGTCGACTTGTAGTCTTCGTGCGCCTTGCGCAGTTCAGCGAACAGCGCGGCGGGATCGCCGGCATCGGCGCGCGGTGCGGCAGTGACCGCACGCGGCATCGAGGCAAGCGACAGGGCTGCCAGCGCAGAGCTGGCCTTCATCAGGTTTCGCATGTGGATTTCCCTTCGGTTCAGCCGGCCCGGAGGCTGGCCAGGAGTTTGGACGCTTCCGCCATCCAGTCGCCGTCCCCAGCGCCAGGCGTAGGTTCGGATTGGGCAGCGCCGGGCGTGCCCTTGATTTCGTTGATGCGGCTGCGCGCCTGGCTGCGTGTCAGCCCCGCGTGCACAAGCGTCAGCTCCATCGCGCGCAGCGAATTGGTGGCCTGGTCGCTCGCCTTGGCCTTCTCGTCCTGCTTGGTCTGGTCCGCCGCAAGGAGGCTGTCGGCAAAGCCGCGGTCGATCGCCACCGATCCGCTCATGTAGCTTTCGGCGTCCATCCACTTGGCGATGTCGGCCGACTTCTGGCCGCTGCGCGCGGCATAGACCTCGACCATGGCGGCATCGAACGGCGCCAGCCATTCGGCAACCTCGGCCATGTCGTGGCGGTTGCCGACGGCCATCACCCAGCAATTGTGGATCATCAGGAAGCTGGCCGCGCCGATCTCGACCGTGTCGCCGGCCATGGCAATGATCGAGGCGGCACTTGCCGCCATGCCCATGATCTTGACGATCACCGGCTGCGGGTGTTCGCGCAGCACGTTGTAGATCGCGATGCCTTCGAACATGTCGCCGCCCGGCGAATTGATCTGCACTTCGACCGGGCGGTCGCCGATCGCGCGCAGCTGCGCCCCGACCGACTTGGCGGTAATCCCGCCGCCCGACCAGAAATCCTCGCCGATCATGTCGAACATGGTGATGACGTTATCGCCGCTGGACAGAGCGGCGGGACGCACCCCGGCCGCATCCTCGGTCCAGCGATCCAGCACCGATGGCAGGGTCAGCGCCGAAACCTTGCGGTCGGCGGGCACCGGTAGCGCGCCCGGGCGCGCGCCAATTCCGGCTGCCTGGGCCATGATCTTGGGCAGTTTACGCATCGCCGGTTCCTTGTGCAGTGTCCTGTTTCCACGCCGGACGCCGGCCTTCGCCGCCGTCCAGCGGGTTCATGTCCATCTTTTCGCGGGCTTCGTCGGGCAACATGAAGCCGCCCGCGCCCGGACCGCCGATGGCCTTGGCGAAGAACTCGGCCTGGTCCTTCAGGCTGCCGCGCAGCAGCGCGCCTTCGTTGAACTTGGCGTAATGGCTGTCGCGGTCCCGCTCGCTCAGCAGGTCGCGCGCCACTGCCTCTTCCCAGGCGACGAACCATGGCATCAGGCAGTAGGTGACGAAGAACAGCCCCAGCTGCTCGATTCCCGAACCCCAGGCCGTTTCGTCGAACATCAGCAGCGGTCGCGGCACGCCCGACACCCGGCCGATTTCCTCGGCCTGGAACTTGCGCTGCGCGACCTGCTCCAGATCCTTGCCGTTGCTGGGAAACGGATTGGCCTTCATGTCTTCCTCAAGCACGAACCAGCGCCCGGCGTTTTCCGCGCCCTGCATCCGGTCGCGCATCTGTTGGCGCAGCCGGTTGACCGCGGCATCGCTCAATTCCTTGGGATGGGTCAGCGCTCCGCCCGGCTGCGTCCCGTTGCGCAGGATGGCAGCGGCGGTCTCGTCGACCACGTCGGCCATGCCCAGAACCTCGGCCGCCAGCTTGAGCAGCCCTTCACCGGTCAGCCCGTCGCTCGACCACGGCGCGCGCAGGTGGAATATCTCCGCCTGCTCGTAGACCTTTTCAGCGCCGGTCTTGGGCTGGTACTTGAACCGCAGCCGGAAATCGGCCGTGTCCTGCACCGGCGTGATGCGGCGCGGATCGAGCGGCCACAGCGCCTGCGGCCCCCGCACCCCCGGCACCTTGTAGGCATAGGCATCGCCGTGCAGCAGGGCGCGCCCCTGCATGTAGCTTTTGAACTCGAACGGCGTCTGGGCGCTGTTCGGCATCTTTCGCAGCAGCCGGTGGACCGGATGCGCGTCGGCCTTCTCGATCGACCCGTCGCCCAGCTTCTGGTGCAAGTTCATCGGCAGCATGCCGACCGCACTGGAAATCAGCGTGACCGCGCGCTGGAACGTCGCGTTCGACATCGCCGAACGCTCGCTGACCGCGCGCCCGGACCGCGTCGCATAGCCGCCCGACAGCAGGCCCAGGCCGATGTCGCGCTTCAGGTCCAGCACGCCATACGCTTGCGGCAAGCCGAGCGCAGACGCTTCGACCTCGCGGCCGAACAACCGGTCGAGCCAGCTCATCAGACCACCAGCAGCCCGCGCTCTTCGTAGACCGAAGGCCCGTCGCTGTCGGCCACCGGTCCGACTTCCAGCATCTGCACGGCATTCAGCATGGCGATCAGCGGGTCGATCTTGCCCGCACCGGCCATCTGCTTGCTGATGTACACGTTGCTTCCCTTCAGTTCAGCCCGCGCGTTAGACACGCACCAGGCCATCAGGGCCGACCCGTCATGCCGCAGCATGCCGTCGCCCAGCTTGAATTCCGTCGTCTTGATCGTTCCCGTCAGGCCCACGCCCTGGCGCACCGGGGCGATCTGCCCGGCGCGGCGCGCCACGGCATCGCCCTGGTCGAACCCGGCCGCGACCAGCGCGTCGACCAGCGCGCCCATGCCCCAGGCATCTACGCCGACCCCGCCGACCGCCGGCATCAGACCGCTGTCGCGGATCCGCACCGTCAGCGCGGCCACGTCCTCGACCAGCGCCTGCCCGGTCTCGACCAGGCGCAGCGTCCCTTCGGCCTCGAACCGGCGAAGGTCGGTCACAATGTCCTTGCGCCGCTCGAGCGCGATCTGCAGCGCCCAAGCGCGGCAGCACACCAGCCAAACGCCGGTGTCGCGTTCGCGCCCCGCCACGGCCAGGCCGAACAGGTCGTCGCGCCCGCCGCCGTCGATCCCGACCACCGCCACCTCGCACCGCGCCAGCAGCGCGTCGATCGTCAGGCCCGGTTCCTCGGCCGCTTCCCAGTAATCGGCCGCGCCCCAGCGGTCGCGCCGCAGCCGCAGCCCGATTTCGACGTTGATGTGCTTGGCGAGGAATATCTGCTTGCCCTCGCCCTCGCCCGCCAGCGTCTTGGCGTATTCCTTTTCCAGCCACTCGCGGGTGACCGCGCTGCCCAGGCTCGGGTTGGTGATGTACCAGTTGTCCGGGTCTTCGTAGGCCTGTGCTTCCAGCAAATCCTTGGGCCACTCGTAGAGCACGCCCAGGCACGTCGCGTCGGCGATCACCCCGTCGCGCACGTCGCGAAAATAGTTGAGCTTCGCCTTGAACACGCCCGCCGGCGCTTCGTCCGAATGGGTCGTGATCGAGATCAGGAACCCTTCGGACCGCGTCGCCAGGCCGCCGGTCGCTTCGCGCAGCATTGCCTCGGCCTTCGGGTTCTTCCCGAAAAGCCACAATTCCTCGACCAGGACGAACCCGGCCTTCTTGCCCCCGACCACGCCGCTGTCGGCCGCGACCACCTTCAGTTCGGCCTCGGTCACCCGGTGCTTGATCGTCCGCTGGTGCTCGATCACGTGCAGCAGCTCGCTCAGCTCGGGATCCGCGCGGACCATGCCCGCCGCCGGATCGAAGCTGTTGTTCGCGATCTCCAGCGTCGGCGCCAGGATCAGCAGTTCGGCGTTGTGCCGGTAATTCAGGATGAGCGCGGTCAGCATGATGCCGGCCGCAATCATCGACTTGCCGTTCTTCTTGCTGATCAGCAGCATGAACTCGCTGATCAGCCGCGCCCCGGTCTGCGGGTCCTGTGCCCCGAAGATCGCGCCGACGAAGTCGAACACCCAGTTGTCGCAGACCTCGCCCAGCGTCGGCCAGGTCCCGTCGAGCTTTTGCGGCAGGTCGGTGACCTGCAGCGCCTTGAACACGCCCAGCGCTTCGTCGGCGCTGGCCTGGAACAGCGGTGCGATCGGCACCAGGCTGTCGCCCGCGACGATCCGTTCCCGCCAATCGAGGCAGGCCGTCGACCATTCCATGGCCCTTCAGGGCCTCAGTGGATCAGCTGCGGCGGCGCCTGGCGCGGCGCGAACCGCCCCTTGACCTCGCCTGCGGCCTGTTTCTGCGCTTCCTTCTTGCCCAGCGGCTTTGCCTTGTCGGCCTTGCCCCGGTCCTTGATCCTCTCGCCGAGCGCTGCCAGCCCCGCCTTGTCCAGGCGCTTCAGCAGCTTCTCGGTCGCGCCGGTCTTGCCGGCCAGCGAATCCCGGTTGAGCCGCGCCAGCAGCTCGCCCTCGACGAAGGCCCGCGCGTTGCGGCGGATCGCCTGCAGCTCGCGGGTCGAAAAATAATGTTCCTTCAGGGTCGGGATCGAGATCCCCAGCGCCGCCGCCACGTCGGCGTCCGACTTGCGCTGCGCGTATAGCAGCACGGCTTTTTCTAGGTTTTCCGCCGTCGGCACGTGCTGCGGCCGACCCTTGCAGCCCTTGTTGGGCGGGACCGGTTGGCCCAGCAGGTCGAACGGCAGCCACCCGGGCCCATCCACCCTGCCGGATTTCGCATCACCCAAGAAAAAAATCTCCAAATGGTAGGGGCGGCGGTCAGGGAGCGGGGTGCCTGGTGGACTTTCGACCACCCCCCTGCCTCCGCGCCCGCTCGGCCTTGGCCTGCGCCGTCTTGGCCTGGTGCTCGCTGAAGGTCAGCCACACCGTATTCGCCGGATCGAGGTCCGCACCGCCGTCGCGCCGCTCGGTCTTGTGATCGAGGATCAACCGCTCGCCCGGCTTGGCCCTTGCCTTCGCCTCGCGATAGTCGGCATCGCGCATCCGCTTGGCCCGCAGCGCCACCCACTCGGGCGACTGGTAGAAGCTGTCGGCAACCTTCGCCGCCCGCGCCACCCGAGGCAGCATCGGTGCAAGCCGCGGCGCCAGCCTTACCAGGCGCACCATCGTTCGATCCCGTGTCTGTTGTGAGGTGCCAGAGCCAGAGTGCCGAGCAATCAAGGGGAGGGCTCAATCCCGGCGCACCGGCCCCAGCGTGCCCAAGGCATAGCCTATTTCGCGGGACAAACGGACACACTCTTTTCTGTAGAAACGAAAAGTGTTCCGCTTGACAGTTGTCCCTGACGAAAATCCGCCATTTCAGTCCGCAGAACCCAGCCCCAACCGCTCCATCCGCACCGCCACCTTGCCCACCGCCCGCTCGTAACGCTTGCGCAGCGCATCGCTGGTCACGCCCAGCTTGGCCTTGGCGTGCCGTTCCTCGCCCCGGAACACCACGTCCCAGCCAAAGCCTTCCGGCCCCGGCCAGCGCTTCATCACCAGCACCCGGCCGACCAGCGCGCGGTGCCCTTCCGGCACGGCCAGCGCGGCGGCCCGCTCGCCCAGCAGCACCGCGTCGAGACGGGCCATCATCCGCCGGCTGAGCGGCGCGCTCGGCACCGCGTCGGCATCGGCATAGTCGGCCTGCGCGTCCTTGACGATCGCCGGCCAGCAACTGCGCGATCCCGCCGCCAGGTAAGACCGCTCGCGGTCCGGCAACGCCGCCAGGCATTCCACCGCCTCGATCAGCGCATCCTCGGCTTCCTGCCACGTCACCATTGCCGCCATCGCTTCCACCCTTCCATTCGCCAAATCAGCCCGATTGCCTTTGATTGGAACCTTTTATTATTCCTCTTTTCAGAGAGTTAGAAGATATGTGGAACCTTGGAAGGCAAAACCGGGCAACTCCCACGGACTGCTTTTTCCCGCATCATCGCGCACGGGACCTGCCGCGATTTGCCTTCCAAGGTTCCAAACGCGCGCCACGTGCCCGGAAAACCGGGCTTTCGTGACTTCCAATCGCAGCAATCGGCCCGCTTCGGCAAAGGTTCCAGTGGAACCTTCCACACCGGCCACCAGCCCACCGGGGGCGCGGGGAAACCGTTATAGCGCATGTGCTTAGTCATAGCGCCGCCCGTCCAGCCACGGATCGTCGCCGACATCGTCCGGCGCGCCGGAATCGCCCTTTTCATCATCCGCGCGCCACGCGCCCGCCTTCACGTCGTCGAGCAGGATGCCCGGCCGGATCCGCACCTTGACCCACCACATGCCGTTGCTGGTCAGCTGCTCGAACTGCTTGTCGCGCATCGCGCCGACAAAGCCGCGCTGCTTCCACGCCTCGCGCCCGCTCGCCTGGCACCATGCCTCATAGAACTGGAACAGCTCGGTCGACTTGATCCGCACCTTGGGATCGTCGCTCACCTCGCACATGTCGGACAGGAACCGGCCCAGTTCGTCGCTGTCGTCGCGGTAGGCCCGCGTCGCCTCGCGCACCTGGTCCGGTTCGACCAGGCCGTGCGTGCGCCAGTCGATCAGCCCCGCCAGCAACCGGTTCAGGATGCCGCTGGCTTCGGAATCGCGCATCCGGTCGCCCAGCTTGCGGTCGACCTGGTCGGGCGGGATCTGCACGCCCCACGGCACCAGCTGCATGCGCCGCCAGATGCCGTCGTCGGTGCCCTTGATCTTGGGCTTGTGGTTGCCAGAAATCGTCATCTTGAAACTGGGCAGAAAGGTGAAGAACCCCTTGTTCAGGTGCCGCGCGTCCACCGGATCGCCGCCGGTCACCTGCTTGATCAGTCCTTCGTTCAGCGCCGCGCCCTTGTCGGGCTCGCTCGCGCGCAGGAACCGCACGCCGGGCAGGCGGGCGATGTCGGGCGTCGCCTGGTCGCCGCGGCGCTTGCCCGCATCGGTCATGAAGCTGTCGATCGGGATCGACCCGGCATAGTCGCCGACGATCGCCGCCACCGTCTCCACCCAGGTGCCCTTGCCGTTGCGCCCGCTGCCGTAAAAGAACGCCAGCTTCTGTTCGGAAATGTCCCCGGTCAGCGATAGGCCGCCCCACTGGTGGACGAAGCGGCGCATCGTCTCGTCGGGCTGCACCCGCTCGATGAACGCGTCGTATTCCGGGCAGGTCGCGCCCGGCGCATACTTCACCGGCGCCAGCTTGGTCATCAGGTCGGCGCGGTCGTGCCGGTGCAGCTTCACCCGCCACCCCGCCGTGCGCCATTCGCTCTTGCCCGCTTCCACCTCGGAACTCGGCCGTTTTTCCCGCGCCCGTTCCAAGCGCAGCGTCCCGTTCAGCACGTTGATCGCCATGCGGTCCTGGTCGAGCTGGTCGGGCTCGATCGCGATGTCGGGAAACGCCTTGGCCAGCGCGGCGACCGATTGCAGCTTGCCCGCCCCTTCGCTGGTCTTGGCCCAGGCCGCGATCTTGTGGCTCCACATCGCCTGTTTCTTGGCGCCCAGCACCACGTCCAGCGGTTCCAGCGCGTCGAGCGCGCGGGCCAGCGATCCATCGCTGTCGCTGCGCAGGTACGTGTCGCGCTCGGCCAGACCGAACGCCTCGGCCCAGCGCTCGAACTCCCACAGGTCGCGGTCGTTCAGCGGCTCGCTCGGCGGGGCAAAGCCCGATGCCGCCACCAGCGCCGCCTCGTTGCGGATCGCCCGCACCGTCAGGAACACCGATTGCATGACGGGCGCGGGCAGCCGGTCCTTTTCCTCGCTCAGCAGCCGCCAGCGGCGCTTGTCCCAGGCGAACCAGCCAATCTCCGGGCAAAAGCGGAAATCGTCGCCATGCCGCACCCGCCATCGCTCGGCATTGCCCAGGTCGGTCAGCGGCAGCCGCGCACAGGCCAGGTCCTTGGCAAAGTCCGGCACCGCGCGCAGGCGTCCCTGTCGGCCGCCGGTACTAATGTCGCCTGCGGCTCCATGCCGCCCGGCTCCATCCCCCGCACCCCCGGCAGATGAAGCCGCCGGGCCGTCCGTGGCGGAACCATCCGGACCGCCGTCAGGGGGCGCGGGGACATCGCCCCCGCCGGTCAGCACATTGCGCCGGGTCATGCGCCGCAAACCGGTGGGAGCGTAAAGCGAGCGCGATATATCTGAATTAGCGACGCCTGCTCCGCAGAGGCGATCTCATAGACGAAATGATCAACGTCAAAGACCTTTGATCTCGGCAGACCCCTCAACCGATCGGCGAAATCAGCAAGCGTGACAAAGGTGATGCAATCGCCGCGCCGACCGCAACGATCGAGCAAGCGCCGCGCGTGCGAAACGTGGTGATGATTGGCGACAAGGTAAATCGACCCATCGGACAACGCCGTCAGCGCCTTTGTCGTTCGACCTGTATTCCTCACGCCGCCAACCCCCGCGCCTGGTGCGCCGCTTCCACGCGCGGCAGGCCGCCATGGGCCAGCAGCTGGCGCAATCGCTCCTGCGCCCCGGCCTCGACCGTCAGCGTCACCCGTTCGCCCAGCGCGCGCAGCGCAGTCAGCGCCGGCAGGCCCCAGTCCAGCACGCACAGCCCCGCGCCGCCCGCGCCCATCCAGTCGAACGGATCGGCAAACAGCCGCAGCCGCACCGCGCGCGGCGGCTTGGCCGGGCTCGCCGCGGCCTGCGCTTCGTCGCGCGCCTGTTCGGCCTGCGCCAGCATATCCAGCCCCAGCGCCCACCCGTCCCCGGTGCGCAACGCCCATTCGTCACGGCAATGGCTGGCCAGCGCCGCCACGTCGATCAGCTCGCCGTCTGCGTCCCGCACCCCGATCAGCAGCCGCTGCGTCGCCCCGCCGGGCGTCCAGGTCGCCCCGTTGCCCGACAGCTCGACCCGCGCCACGCCCAGGTCGCCCGCCCCGCTCAGCCGCGCAATCAGGTGCCGGTCGGCCCCCATGCCCTGCAGCATCTGCACCGCCGCCCACGGCATCGCCGCGGCCGCACTCAGCAGCTCGCACGCCATGTCGTCCGCGCCCGGCCTCATTGCGAACCCGGCGCGGTACACAGCCGCCCTTCTTTTGGGCAAACCCGCTGCGAACCATTCTCCGTTTTGGAGGCGATTTGTTTCCAGTCGCGCGGACCAGTCATGCCAAAGTGCCAGCGCCGCCTCGCTTCACGTGGGCGATCGGCATTTCGCAAAGCGCGATGGCTCAACAGAAAGGGCTCTACATGGTTTTCGACACCGATCCTGCTCTCGCCCCGTCCGATCTGTTGTTGCGGCTCGACGCACCCGGTCCGATCGATGCCGCGGCTCTTGCAGCTTTCGGCGCCGAATTGACCAATTACCTGCGCTCGCCCGCAAGGCTGGGCCGGAGCGCGACTCTCGCGCTCAGCCGGCTGAACTGCGACCACGCGGTCGATGTAGTCTTTGCTCTCTGCGGCACAGCGGGTGCAGTGGCGGTTGCAACCAGACTGGTGGAAGATGTGGCGGGCGAAATGCGCGGCGCGGACCCCGCGCTTTCCGATGCGACCGCCAACCTGCTGAATGCCTCCGGCGCCAGTTCCGTCTACCTCATGGCCGAAGGCGACACGATCCCTGGCCCCATAGTCGAAGGCATCCATCTTTTCGACATCGATCGGCTTCGCGAACGCGTCTGACATCACGCCGCCACCTCGGCGGGAAACTTGCCCACTTCGTTGCCCCAGCTGGTCCAACCGGGCCGCGCCGTGCGGGCGAACATTTCCAGATAGGGTCCTCCGACCAGCGCTTCGATCCGTTCGTACTGGCAATCGGGCTTGCGGCTGTGCTCGCGCCGGGGCTCGAGGATCACCTGCCGCACCCCGGCCTCGATCCGCTTGGGCTTGCCCCGCGTGAACAGCCAGCACGGCTCAACCTGCTTGCGCGTCCAGTACCCGAACCCCATGCGCGGCTCGGGCAAGTCGCCGGTAAACAGGTCGGCCTGGTCGCCGCCGATCAGGCGCTGCTTGACCCAGTAAAACGCGTCGGTCTTGAAGGTGAAACCCCATGCTGCCGCCAGTTCGATCGCCTCGGTCAGGTGGGACCCCACGATCCACATCAGCAACGCGCAATCCTTTGCCGCTGCATTGGAGACCGGCAGCGCGGCCATTTCGGCCAGCGTCATCGTCCGATAATGATCCTCGGCGCAGCGGTGCGGGGTCATGTTCTCGCCCGAAAAGGTTCGGAACGCCCACGGCGGGTCAGCCAGGATGCAGCCGAAGTGGTTCTGCGGCAGGTGCTCCATCGCTAAACCGCCACCCGCGCCCGCAGCATGGCCTTCGCCAGCAGCAGGCTCCCGCTTGCCCGGTTGCGCGCATCGGTGTCGTCCTCGATCACCCGCTCGCCGCGCTTGGTCCGGCTGCGCGCAACGGCATCGTTCACCGCCTCGCGGTGCCGGCACCGCGCCGCTTGCACCATCGCCGCCTGGGTCTGGCAGTCGATCCGCGCCAGGTCCTCGGCGCTCAGCCGGGTGACCGGCATCGCCTCGGGCAGGATCGGGTCGAGCCAGGCCAGCTCGCGCAGCTTGGCGGCATAGGCCGGATCGCGCTCCGCCAGGGCCTCGGCCTTGTTGACCCGGTATATCACCGTCCCGTGGTCGGTCCCGCCCAGCATCCTGCCGAGCGACGGAAAGCTGCGCTGCTTGCCCGAGCGCGGCAGGCGAAAGCGCAGCAGCCAGCTGGCCATGCACCGCGCCTGCACCACCCGCTTGCGCCGGCCCTTGCCCCTCAGCTCCGCCTCGGGCAGCGAAAAGGCGATGCTCACCGCCTGCAGCACGGCATCGGCGTCCGCTCGCGGCAGGCCGCTGCGCGGGGGAAGGATGTCCTCGCCCATCAGTGCCGCCGAAACGCGATGGACCGCTCGCTGTGCCAGCACAGCGCGCAGGTCGCGCAGCAATCGGTCGCGCCGGTCTGGGCCGGGCACAGCACCGCATCCGGATCGATGTCGCCGGGATCGATGACCCGCGCGGCGTGCAGTTCATGCGGTGCGCCGGAAAAGCGGATCGCCGCCCGCGCCCAGCCATGGTCCAGCGCCAGGCGCGCCACCGCTCGCCCGATCGGCGATGCGGGATCCTGCGCGGTGAACCCGAACAGGTGCAGCGCGGGCAGGCTGGCCAGCATCCGGTTCCAGAAACCGGCGTATTCGGCGCTGTAGAAATCGCCCAGCACGTGAAGCCGGACCAGGAAGCCCGCCGGGTGCTTGCGCGCCAGCGCGAACAGTTCGTCTTCCAGCGCGGCGATCAACTCGGGACCGTGGGCAATCCGCTCGGCCGCCTGCATGTTGTTGCCATAACAGGCGCCCCACTGGGCACAGCTGCGCGGGCACGATGCCCGCTCTTCCAGCGTCAGGGTGAAGATCGGCCAGCCCCGGCGCGGGCCCTTGCGCACGTCCCTGCCGATCTTGCGGCTCTGGTGCCCGTCTTTCAGCACCCGGCGCACTTCGGACGGGGCGAACACCCGGCTCGGGAAGATCGTGTTCCCGGCGCGGAACGACTGGTTGAGCGGCCCGATCACCATGCCCCGCCCGTGCGGCATGGCCGTGGCGAAGCGGCGCAGACTGGTGTCGTGCTTCATGCCGCCACCTTCACGCCGCAGAACCGGCTCTTACAGGCGGAAGCCTCGGCGCAGGTCACCATGATCTCGCACTGGTCGCACCAGCGCTTGCCGGCGAACTGCGCCGGCGGCGCGCCATCGCCGCTGGCCCTGGCCCAGGCCGATCGCATCACCTTCTCGCCCGCACTGGCAAACTTCAGCAAGGGATCGTCGGCCCGCGCCTGCATCACGTCGCTGCGCCACTGCTCTTGCGATCGCAGCGCCAGCATCGTCTGGAAGCGTTCGTTCCGCTCTGCCGAAAAGGTTCCGAAGCGCGCGATTTCGTCGGCACAGACCGCCGCGATCCCGCCGAAGATCGTGCCGGCATACCGCAGGATCTGCGAACCGAAGGCTTGAGCCAAAGTGTGAAGCGCGACCGTCGTCGCCTTGCGGCCGTGGCGTCGCCACGATGCTTCGATGCCGCCAATGTTCGTGATCTGCCGCGCCGACCAGCTATCCGGGTTCGTCGTCTTGGCGATCGACAGCCCCGCCTCAACCAGCGCCTCGCTGATCTGGATGGCTTCCCGGTCGCCGCTCGCCACGGCCGCCTTGAAAATGTCCAGCTTGCCCAGCGGGCGCCGCTGCTGGTTCAGGTGGACAAAGCTCGCCGCCTCGTCCGCCGCGCTGGCGTATTGCACGACCACCGCCGGCAGCTGGCTGATGTCGCCGCGCAGCCGGGCGGCGGCCAGACGATGCTGCCCGTCGATCACGAACAGGTCGCCGGCCTCGCGCCGCGCCACCACCAAGGGCTGGCACAGGTCCCAGTTCCAGTGCTGGGCGATCTTGCGCACCAGCGCCTGGCTGGACGATGTGTCCAGGCTGCGCTGGTATTCGGCATCGATCTGCAGTTGCTGCGGCAACAGGTATTGCAGCGCCGGCAGGTTGCCCAGCGGCGGATTGAACTTCAACCGATCGGTCGCGGCACGCACCATGCTCAGTCCTCCCTTTCGCTGTCGCCGCGGTGCAGCCCGGCCGCCAGGTCGCCGATCAGCACGTCGATGGCCTGCCGGGTGATCACGGCCCGCTCGCGGTCCTCGGGCGCCGCCGAACTGTTCTCGGCCACGGTCAGCGCGGTGGCGCGCTTGCGCTGCAGATAGGCGACCGTGTCGCGCGCCTCGGCCACCATTCCGGCGGCGAACGAGCCGACGCCCGGCGCGGCGGGCAGAACCCCCTCGCCGCTCATCGCGCCGTTTCCACGCTGGCGGTGCGCAGGCCCGAACTGGCGATCTCGATCACCCGCGGGCCGAACCGTGCCGGCTCGATCAGGCGGATCTCTCCCTCTGCCTCGAGCCGCTGAACCAGGTACCGCGCGCGCCATGGGGTCGGCAGGTCCAGAGCTTCTGCGATCGCCTCATTGGTCGGGCATTCCGTGCCCCGCCTGGCGCAGTCCGCCAAAAGGCCGAGGACGCGATTCTGGTCCTCGCGCTTGTCGCGACCGGCCTTCCCGGTCGCGGAGATTCCGTTCCGGCGGAAAGGCCCCGGCTCGGTTCGGTACACCCGGAACAGCCAGCGATCGCTTTGCCCCGGCTCGCGCCCGTGCGCGCAGGTTGCCCGCTTCTCGGCGATCCACGTATCGACCAGCGCGCGCGTCGCGTTGCGCGCTGTGCCCAGGCTCGATGGCCCTGTGGCCCACACCAGCGAGGCCCCCGGCGCCAGGCGCTCGAACGCAGCCGCCAGCTGCGCCGGATCGGCAAACTGGGGCAGTGTTCCGCTCACCACCGGTTCGCCCACGGCCAGAACAGCAGGCTGCGCAGCACGGCGCGCGGGCGCGGCATCGGTTCGTCGTTGATTGCGGCGTCAAGCCAGTCGAGCGCGGCCCACACCGCGCCGAACGCCAGCCACCCGGCGGCGATCACGCCCAGCAGAACAAGCCCCACCCCCCAGTCCAGCATCAGTGCGCGCTCCCCGTCCGGGTGATGCCCGGGCGCGCTTCGGCCGCCGGGTTCGCCAGCACCGCCCGCATGCGGACCAGCGCCGCCATCGCCTCATCAATCTGCACCACCACGCCGTCGGCTTCGCGGGCCTTGATTTCGCCGTCCCGCGTCGCCTCGCACAGCGCGCGGGCCACATCGCCGAACTCGGCACTGGCCTCGACCATCGCGCGGGTCAGCGCGTCCTCGCCCGCGCCGCAATCGGGCAGGCGGATCGCCACGTGCCCCAGCTCGGCGGCCAGCGCGGTCAGGATCGCCGGGGTCAGCCCGCGCGCCACCGCCACTTCGTCCAGCGCCAGCGCGCAATCCAGCGGCGGGAAGGCGCGGTGGTTCAGGTTGTGCCAGTCCCCCGCGACCGATCGGCCACGCTCGGCCGTGGCGGCTGCGCCGTCCACCCCGCCGCAGGCGTCCACCGCCGCGCGCACCTGGCGCTTGATCCGGGCCAGCGCGGGGCTCACGCCACCACCTGACCGGACATGCCGTCCGCCTGTCCGGTTGTCGCCGCCCCATCGGCCGGGCTAACACCGACAACATGCACGAACGACGCAACCGCATCGGGCACGGCGCCCTCGGGCCAGTTGGCTGGCTCGCCCAGGAACCGGGCGAAGCGTTCCAGCGTGGCCGCGGTCGGATTGGCCGTCCCTTCCTCGCACCGAACGAAGAACTTCCCGTCGTTGACCACGATCGTGGCAAGCCGGGACAGCGATCTGTCGTTCGCCTCGGCCCACGCCTTGGCGCAGGTCATCAGGCGGTCGATCAATGGAATTGCTTCTAGCATCACCCGCCCTGCATACGGGATATGTCCCGCATTCGTCAACGGGGTATATACCGCTAACCGAATTGCGGGATTTGCGGGATAATCCCCGCGTGCCCACCGAACGCGAAATATTGGCCGAAAGAGTACGGCAAAGGCTGGATCTGCTCGGCCGTTCACCCCGCGACGCGTCGATCGCGGCTAGTGGAAAACCCGACCTGATCCGCGACATCTTCCGCGAACGCCGCATGCCGACCGCGCCGGTCATGCTCGAACTCGCCCGCGAGCTCGAGACTACGACCGACTGGCTGCTCGGCCGAAGCGAGACGCCCGATCAGCCCGTCAGCGAGGCGACCGTGCGAGACAAGCCCCCCGAATGGCGCGGCACGAACGATAAGGACGGGATTCCCGTGCTCGGCACCGGCTATTGCGATGACCTGGCCATTGAGGGGCAGGATGGCGCGCTCCACATCGAACGGATCCAGCTCGAACTCGACCACACCGTGCGGATGATCCACCGCCCCGCCGCGCTATGGGCCGCGCGCGAAGCCTATGCGATCGACCTGCACGGCGATTCGATGGAACCCGCGCTCGAACAGGGCTCGGTCCGCATCGTCGATCCGCGCCGGCCGCCGGCCCACGGCGATTATGTCGTCGCCCAGCTGAATGATGGCAACGGCGGCCGTGACGTGGTTACCGTGCTGGTCAAGAAGCTGGTCCGCGCGACCTCGACCGTGGTCGAACTGCAGCAGTTCAACCCGCCGATCACCTTCCGCATCCCGCGCAGCCAGGTCGCCCGCCTGCACCGCATCGTCACCTACGAGGAACTGGTCGGACGCTAGGCTTCAGAACGACCCGGCGCTGGTCAGCACCAGCTTGCGCTTGCCGTCGCGCCAGCCATAGGCCGCCACATGCTTGCCTTCTGGCACGACATGCTGGCCAAACGCGCTGCAGGTCACAAGGCTCAGCACCGCCTCCTTCTGCCGGTACGGCAACTCGGCCCACAGGTATTCGTCGACGTCGATCCGGGTCGGAGACGGGCGGTCGCGTACCGTGCCCGCCTTGGTCAGCTCAGCAAGCCAATCGTCGCAGGCCTTTGCCAGCTCCGCCTTGTGGCGCACGACCGCGGCGGCCTGAACCGCTGCGCTTTTAGCAGCAGCCTTGGCCGCCGCCTCAGCCTTGACATCTTCCGGTGTGGAAATGGGCTGCGTCGCGCGCTTCGTATCGGCAAAAAGGGCCACCACCACTAGCAAAGCAAACCCGGCCAGAAACCAGACCACCATGTCCTGCCGGGACAGCCAGGCTTTCAGGTCGCGCAGCGCGGCGCTCGCCTCGGCGGTACGCCCTTCAGGCGGATCAGCCATCGTCTCTTACCTTTCGATACATGGCGCCCCCCTTGGTCCGGCTACTGGCCAGCCTTCTTCGCCACTTCGCGCCGGTAGATCGCCCCCGCGTTGGTCTCGACTTTGGGCTTGCTGATGCCCACGATCTTCTCGGCAAACAGGTTGATCACGCCGAGTTCATAGGCGCCCCAGATCAGCGCCAGCAGCACCAGTCCAAGCAATGGCTTGGCGAACTCGTTCCCGGATGTTCGCGCACGGCGGCGACGGGCCATTGATCAGGATCCCCGCTCAATCCCGGCAGGTCACGCACTTCACCCGGCTATTGCCCGTCGGCGCCGCGATCGGCTCCGCCGCCGGGGCCAGCGCCGGTGCCGGCAACGGGGCGGGAGTCGATGCCACCCCAGCGGCAGGCTGGATCCGCGCCGTGCAGCCCTTTTGCGCCTTCAGCGCCAGCAGCTGGGTCATCCGCTCGGTCGCCGTCCGCTCGGCCGCGTTCTTCTCGTTCGCGTTGCCGATCCCCCAGTCGCCCAGGAAGCCCATCACCGACGCGCCGTTGAACCGCGCCCCGTCCGCAACCTGCTGGCGGAACGCCTCGATCTTGGCGATTTCGATCTCGATCGCATTGCAATCGTAATACTGCCCCTCCGCCGCGGTCAGCGGCTGCAGCCGCCCGTACCGCTTGGTGGCACACCCGCCGGTGGCGAGCGACAGGGCAATCAAGGACACGACTAAGGTCTTCCCACGCATGGGCCAATCTCCAGAGTTGTCGGGATTGCGACCGGTGTTCTTCCCCAGTCCGGCCAAGCTGCCAACATATCAGGCACTTGGCAACGGCCTTCTCCCGGTCCGGACCGACGATTTGCACCGTTTTGGCGCAACCGACCGGCGTCCCGCACGGGCCGCGCGGGTTTTGCCCCGCATAGCGCCTTGACAAAGGGATATATCCCGCATTACCCATTGGCGTCGAAAGGAGCCTTCCATGCTCAAGACCGCCGCCACCTTCCCCTTTCCCGGATCCGCCGCCTTCCTGCGCGGCCCAACCGGCACGGAACCCCAGCCCTGCCGCATCCTCCAGCGCCGCGCCGATGGGCAGGTGACCATCGCGATCGACGAACGCTTCAAGACCGCCAGCAGCACGCGGACCGTTACGGCGGCCGATCTCTGCGCCACCGCCAACGAAGCCTCCGCGCCGGTCAAGCGCCGCCGGAAAGCCGCCTGATGCCTTTCGGCCGCGCCAAGCCCCGCCCCACGCTCTACCAGTTGCAAGGCCAGTGGGACGATGCCCGCGCCCGCGAACGCGTCGTCGCCTTCCGCACCGACCTGCGCCGCACCCGCGAACCGGTCCTGCTTCCCCCCATCCTGATAGCCGCCGCGCTGTGCCTGACCGCCTTCGCCGTGATGACCCCAAACTGAGGCGCGCCATGCTCGATCGCCTGCGCACCTTCCTGCCCCGCATCACGGTCGATCAGATGGCCATGGTCACCGCGGTGTTCTTCGCCAGCGCGATCGCGGCCGTCGCGCTCGCCTGGGCCTTTCACCTGTTCAACCGCCGCCGCGCCCGGCGGGTCGCCGGGGCGGCGGACGCGGATCACCGCGCCGCCGCCCCAACCTGTTCGCGCGAGGGACGCAGCTGATGGACCTTGCCGCCATCGCCGCCGACGAACTCGCCCGCCGCCGCGCCCGCTGCAGCGCGGCCGTGCGCCGCAACCCGGCCGAGCGCGAGGCCGCGGAACGCCACGTCCGCCTGTGGGCCGGCATTGCCGCCTGGTTCGGCGCACTGCTGCCCGAGGATCTGCGCCCCTACGAAGGCTGGCAGCTGTGGACCGACCACGCCCCGCGCGAGGCCAGCGCCGCCCAGTGGCGCACCCTGCTCGCCGCCGAACTGCGCGGCGCCGCCCAGGCCGCCACCCGCCGCGCCGAGCGCGAGCCCAGCGCCGAAGCCCTCACCCGCGCCCGCCACCTGCTGGCGCTCGACCACCCCCTGTCCCTCGCCGCCGGCCTCGGCCCGATGCGCTGGGACCAAGAGGAAAGCATCGCGGCATGATCGACCTCTCCCTCGGCACCGACGCGCGCGAAGTCGTGCTCGCCCTCGCCACCCAGCGCGACGACCATCGCCCCTACGTCCGCACCATCGCCGCCGACTGCGACCTGCCGGTCGAACAGGTCCGCCGCATCCTGTTCCAGCTCGGCGAACACGGCCTCGCCACCTTCGGCCCGGTGTTCGATTCCGACGACGGCACCCCCAAGGGCAGCACCTGGTGGCTCACCGAAGCCGGCACCGCCGTGCGCGACACCATCGAACAGGGGAAAGCGGCGTGACCGGCCCGCGCGTCCTTGTTGCCTGCGAGTATTCGGGCATCGTTCGACGCGCCTTTACCGATCGCGGGTTCGATGCCTGGTCGTGCGATCTGCTACCGGCCGAGGATCGCAGCAACCGCCACATCACGGGCGACGTGCGCACTGTACTGCACGATGGCTGGGATCTGCTGATCGTCGCCCACCCACCCTGCACGCGCCTGACCAATTCCGGCGTCCGCTGGCTCCACACCCCGCCGCCCGGCCGCACCCGCGCCGATCTGTGGCGCGAACTGGATGAAGGTGCCGCGCTGTTCTCGGCCCTGTGGAACGCCCCGGTCGACCGCGTCTGCGCCGAGAACCCGATCATGCACCGGCACGCGCGCGAGCGCATTGCCGGCTATGCCCTGCCGCAGATCGTCCAGCCCTGGTGGTTCGGCGATCCGCAGTTCAAGGCCACCGGACTGCACCTGCGCGGCCTGCCGCCGCTGGCGCCGACCAACCGGCTCACCCCGCCTGCAACCGGCACGGCCGAACATCGCCAGTGGAGCCGCGTGCACCGCATGCCGCCCGGCCCGGACCGCGCCAAGGAACGCAGCCGCTTCTTCCCCGGCATCGCCGCCGCCATGGCCGATCAGTGGGGAGCACTTCTGCTGGAAGGGCTTGCCGCATGACACGCGCTCTGTGGAAACCCTGGCACGGCCTCGAAGCGTTGTACCTCGGCGAAATCATCGTCGGGCGCGTATCGATCAACCGCAACGGGAAGGGCGACGCGGCAAGCTGGATTTTCAATCTAGCCGGGGCAACAGCCCACTGGACCACCGCCCGGACCGTTGAACAGGCGCGCGAGGCTGTCGAAGCCAAGCTGCACGACTGGCTTGATAAGGCCGGCTTCGCGTGACCGCCCCCCAGCTTCTGACCGAAGCCGAAGCCGCGTCCCGCCTGCGCCTGTGCCCGCGCACCCTGCGCAAGGCGCGGCAGGACGGCGAGTTGTCTTGGGTCCAGTTCGGGCGCAAGGTGCTCTATTCCGAAACCGATCTTGCCGCCTTCATCGAGAAAGCCCGCCAATGCCCCTCTACCAGCGCCAAGGGTCGCCCTTCTGGTGGTACTCGTTCACCTGGGGCGGTGTTCGATTTCGAGGAAGCACGGGCACGGAAAAGGAACGTGACGCCCGCCTGATCGAGGCTGAGGCGCTTGCCGCCGCCAAGGAAAAGCGCACCTACAAGGACGCCTGGCGGCTGCGCGACGCGTTCGGCGCCTACTGGGACGAACATGCCAAGCACCAGCGCAGCGCCGACTTCGTCTTTCACAAACTCGAGCAATTGAGCCGCCTGCTCGGCAAGGACACGCCGATCACCGACCTGACCAACGCCAAGCTGCTCGATTACCGGGCCAGGCGCCGCGGCGAGGGGCTGGCCGCCAACACCGTCAACCGCGATCTGGCGATCCTCAAGGCCGCGCTCAACCACGCCCGCCAGATGCACGGCAAGCCGGTCGCCGAACTGGCGTGGAAGCGCCTGCGCGCAGACGAGCCGCCGCACCGCATCCGCTTCCTCAGCCACAAGGAATACGCCGCGCTGCTCGCCGCCTGCGACGCCGATCTGCACCGCGCGGTGACCTTCGCCGTCGCCACCGGCCTCAGGAAGGCCAACGTGGTCGGCCTGACCTGGAACCAGGTCGACCTCGCCCGCGGCGCGATCGTCGTGCCGGTCAAGGGCGGCAAGCTCCACACCGTCAGGATGACCCCTCAGCTGCGCGCGATGCTCGGCCGCACCCGCGTGCGCAAAGGCCGGGTGTTCGACACCACCAACTTCCGCAAGCGCTGGGAAAAGGCGGTCAAGGACGCCGGCCTCGACGACTTCCGCTTCCACGACCTGCGCCACACCTTCGCCAGCTGGGCCAGGATGGCCGGCGCCGACATCGCCGACATCTGCGACGCGCTTGGCCACAGCAGCACGGCCGTCACGATGCGCTACGCCCACATCGAACCGACCCAGCACATCAGCGCCTTCGACCGCGTCGCCGCCGGGGTCTGGTCACAATCTGGGGCACACGATGCACCTAAAGCCTTGAGAACAAAGCAAACGCGCAAAGCTTAG